CTGCAGCTATTACGGGGGTCGGTTTTTTTTTTTTTTTTTTTTTGAAATGGGTTAGTGACGGTAGACGAGACATTTATCAAATTTACGAAAAGTTGAAAGAAACGACCCAAATTAAATCTACTGAAAAGAATTGTGAATTCTAACTATTATTGATTACATAGACGCGCTGCGCATGCGACTTACTGATCTATGTCAATCGGTGTTGGTGAAGGAGGGGGGGAATACGGCTGAGAAAGATGTGATTTCGGTCGGGGACAACCGTTCACATGGCAACGTGAATGAGACACTCCTTCGCGAGTCTCAGTCAGCATTACCATTTTTGCGCGTACACGGTCTAGATATATACCGTAATTTGCCATCCAGACAGCCGTGTCTGTATGGCGCATTGCTTGCACTTTGTCCAACAGAGCCAAAATTGGCTGAGAGCAATGTACGCATGGACATGTGATGGTGTGATTTGCAAGGTGTAGACGCCACCATAGTTCGTCCATACCTGGTCCTGGATTAAGTTCCACTCCGATCAGGAAATCGGCATCATGAAAGCGCGAGTGAGCGCGCAAAAACTTCATCTGTTCTTTAGTTACAAAAATTTTCTTATATTTGTGGTATGATTTGTGGAAAACCGCGAGCATGACCTCAGAAATTCCTGATGGATATAATAGTTCGATGAAATGAACTAAACGCTCGTCATTTTTGTCACGATCATTACAAAAACTCACTTGGGGATATGCCTGAACTCGTTCGTTCTTGATGAATTGGGGCATAGCACCATAACTTCAGTAATTGTTCCACGCGACATCCATCTGTGCTGCTCGACGATCTTGATCTGCTAAACTTGCGGCTGTTGGTAGGTCGCGCAGCGTAACATAGTCGAGTTCGCGATCTGCAGTAAATGCAAATGAGCTGCGCAATTTTTCCGGATCCTGGAAAGTAGTGGATTTCTTCATTTGTGCAGTGAAAATCCGTTTCTGGAAATCGATGTTTTCTGATGGATGATGTTTCTTGTACCAAATAGCGAAAGCTGAGGAATACGACGTTGGTACATAGTCGCATCCTGTTTGTCGTAAGGCCGCAATAAGTCGTTTGCGCCATTCGTTGTATTTGTCCGCTCCATGTGCCACCGCCAGAGATAGTGAATCTTCAACATTGAGAATTGTTTGCTTCACTGGATCATCAGCTTTGCGAATCCAATTGACCATTTCTTCCAAGTCAGGCCAGCTGAAGCGCGCAACCCACATATTCCAGTCCTCCATATAAAAGAATGATCGTTTGAGGAATGTGAGTTCTTCAAGCGGCTTGTAAGGCACTTCTTGTCCGTTTTTGGCTGCCGATGTTACGGTGACATTCCATCGTGATTTCATTTCCTTCGCAATTGCAACGCCGTTGAAAAAGTCC